CATAGATTTTGCCAAATCCCCGCAAGGTTAGGAGATACGGGAGCACGGCCCATTAAAATAGCAATTTCTTTATGTTCATCATCAAATTCGTTTTCATAAGGGCCGTAGTCCGCCAATGCCCGCATCTCGTTAAAAGTAGCAGCTTCTTTACGATCCGCGTATTGCCGTGCGTCTTCCTTTGGTGAAACCCCCCTAAAAACGAAGATAAGATGGGGCCATATAGTCTGCATTATGTATTGGTTGAATGCATTCTGAATCGTAAACAGAAGAGTAGGAAGTCCAGGATCGATTTCATCAACGGTCGTCATAGGCGATTGCGCGTCTTTTTGTTCTGTCGGTTGGTTCTTTCCCGATATTCTATATCCTAGACGATTCGGTGGAAAAGCAAATAGGGAACAAAAAAGCCCGGCAAACATATTACAAAAATCGGCGTAGTACATGTCATTATCTGTCATGCGGGACAAATCTAATAGTTCAATATCCCCATCACGCGGAATCGGAATCGCGGGGAACGCCCATTTCTTACTAGCGCCTCTTTTCAAGTTTCCCCAAATACGAGTCATAGCCTCAACTTGACGCTGGCCCCACATACCTTTTAACTTAAGTAGTCCTGGCGGAATTGAATCTTTTGTGAATATATCGGCATTCATATCGAACGCATTAGTAAATCCTTGAATCAATCTGATAGCCATGCAAATTTCTGCAAAACCGTATCCGTAAATATCCCCATCTGTTCTTGGGTTCCGAGTTATAAGAGTTAGTTCGTTTCTTGTAAATTCGTGTTTTACGGTTCCAACTTCGTCAACTCCGCACGCCCATATATCTTTCTTGTTCTCGTACCCATCACGAGTAGCGCGCAAGACATTTCCCGCTGGAACCGCTTTGAACTGGCGTACACGACCTTTTAAATCCATATCGGTCCACCACGCTATCTGGTCATATCGATAGGTATCGCGCACCGTGGAGGCAAGAAATCCTTGGAATGGAGTTAAACCATGCTTATCGCGCTCACGGGCGTCCCAACCGTATAGAGAGTTACAGTTCATAACAAACCGGGTGGCGTCTGCGATATCTTTTAAGTCACTGGCTATAGGTTGCGCCCGGCCGTCTCTCATCTCGATAGCCCAACCCGGCTTCCAAGGCGCATTAGATGGTGCGGAATACCTGGTGATATCCGATACACGTTGCTGAATTACGGTGTTGACAATATAGTTTTCGTCGGCTATTTTCCTCAGAGTCGCGGCGGGTAAATCAGGCCATTGAGCAAGTCCCCGATTAAAGGCATTTGGCATGTTAGACATTTTGGCATATGTCTGGAATTCAGGTGCATCGGCCATACCGGCAACACCCATAACCTTAGCGATCTCAGAGAAAGGTTCCGATTTTCCAAGACCCCCACCACCGCTCATCAAATGCGTGGATAGCCCCATAGTCAAAAAGGCGTCCGCGTAGTCAGCAACAGACATCGTGCCTTCAAATGAAGGGAATTGCGCCCGCTTACCACGATCTTCTGGGCTTACCATCTCACCGGGAACAAGAGCGTTAGGATCAAATGTCGCAGGTTTGGTTATTTTAGAACTTGCGTGGCCAGCCATAGTTTTACTTTACGCTCCAAAAAAAAAAGGATGAGACATCAGGTTGTCAGGTTCCATATGATCGTCACACGAACCGATTGACTGAGTAGGCCGATTATGTAGTAAGCAGTAGTTTCTCGGAATCTTTACTATATCACGATTCGTCGGCAACTTTTTATCTCTGACTAATCCCGCAAAATGACGGCACCTTCCACAACAATCCCCAAATGGATCAAATGCCAAATCAGCAAAGCCGCCTAGAAAATTAGCCATAGCATCGGGCGTAACGGAATCACCGCGAATAAGGTTATCTATCTTACCTGGATCACCCCAATCACCTGGCAGATTAACGCCACCCCCGTTTTGGATCGCCCACCGTACGGAATGAACCAGCGCGTCCACTTGGTCATCTGTTCCACCAGGAGCGCCACTGAAATCCTTCATTTCACGAATGAACTTACCTACCCATTCTGCTGTTTCCGGTAAACAAATTCGCCACGATCTAGCCCATCCTTGCACGGAACTACCAGATATGCCTTCTACCGCTCGTGCTCTTTTACTTTCTAGTGCGGATGGGGTAACAGACTCTATAGGCATACCTAGTTTTTGTAAATTTTCGATTGCAGTGACACCATATGCTTTGTTCTCGATAATTACAGTTGCAGGCTGCCAAATATGATATTGCGCGCGCATTTGCCTTTCAACCTCTGCATAGTTTACACGATCACGCCAAACATCTAGTACCAAACAATCAAAATGCTGTTCACACGGGCCGTATTTTTCCGCGTCTTCACCTTTATGATATTGATCGCAAGGGATAAGTAGCAAGGTAACACAAACTGAATGATCTGAAGTCGCGTTGCTAGAAAATGCCGTGTCCCACCCCTGGACTACAAATCCTCCATCCCTTCTGCACATAGCCGCCACTGCTGGATTCGCCATACCTAATTCTTGGTTTTCAACAGGTACATAGCGTCTTGCAAAGTCTGATTCTAGAAATACAGAACCTTGTCGAGCCGAGGGGTTACATTGATAGACCGCCTCCGCTGCCGCTGGTTCAAGACGCTTAGCCGAAAAATACTCTCTACGTTTAGCCTCCATTTGTGGCCAGAAAAATCCCTCTCCTTTAGGGTCAATTCCATAAGGCCATTCTATGTGACGCAGCGCAACGCCGTTTTCTTTTGTTTCTATGCGGGCTTTTTTGTTAACTACCAACGCGGTCTGTATAGCATCTGGGACTTCTATTAATTCGTCGCTATTTTCTGCCTTGCATTTACCATCGGTGAATACGCATTCTAGTCCTTCTGGGATAACAATATCATACCAAAGTCGTTTGCTGTTCGGACGCTCAGCCGGTAAAGTCATTACCACATAGTCACCGTTATCTTTTAGTCGTCCGTAAAGATCATTTTCATGCCATCGGCGACCAGTAACAATAAACCTTGCACCGCGGGGGTCTTGACGCCCTACAAGCTGTTTGACATAGGTAGACACTACGCTTTGGCATTGTTCTTCGGTAGACGAGTTCTCTTCATAATGAAGGTCATCAAAAATTAATATAGTTCCATGTTTTCCGGTAATAGCCTTAGATGAAATGCCCGCTGACCAAAACGATGCATCTGGGGAAGATGGTCTATGCCCTGTTACGAAAATACCGGATGTGTTTGACCATCCCCGCTGCTTATCTGGCTTGACCTTGGGGAATATTTTATGAAAGTTTTCATTATCCGCTATGTGCGAAGATACCACCTGCTGGAACCCTATAGCAAGTTGCTCTGCACCCGAAACACAGATGATATTCTCTTCCGGATTGTGTCCTAAAGTCACGCTTGGAAATACTTGCGATGTGACTGTCGATTTACCCGAGCCAGGCGAGCATACCATCATTAAGTTGCGAACTCTCCAATCACATAAAGCTAATGCAAGAGGGTATAAATGCTGAGGAAAATCGTAGTCGCGTTGTAAAAGGCGATACAGCGTTATGAAACCCCTCGGACTCCAAGACTGACACTCTTTGATGAAATCCGCTTCTGATAGTTCTTGCTTATCGAACTGTTTACTCTTTACTTGTTTAGCCATAATAACTTAATACCTATTTCCAAACCCATGAGGTCACCCCATTTGACAAAAACCGGAAACCATGTCATAAGGCCAAACGCAATCATAACACATATTCGCGTAAAAGACAAGCGCGCTACTAGAAAAGTACAGGAGAATCAATAAGATGTGCGTCTATTGCATGATGGCTGACTGGGCTAAAAAATGGACACCCGATACATCAACCCCTGCTATACCCATGCCCGGTTTACCGCCCCCTTTACCTGTTATACCATACAGGCCATGGACCCAAGAACAACTCACCCAATTTATGGACATACTCGCTAAAATCAAAGAACTTGAAGATAAACTAGGTGGTTGTCCATGTGAAGAACCAGGAAAACTGGACTATTTGAATTTGATCCAACAGCGGTTAGATGATTTGGATAAGAAGATTGAAGAAAAGAACAAAGCGGCTACTACGACTATACAGGAACAAGAAACCACCCAGCTAATTAAGGACTTTATGGCTAAATATCCTCAAAATATGGATACTACGGACGACGGTAAGGTTTTCATAGGCGGGGCATGGTCGAGTATTGCCCCAAAAGTGTGATATAATACTTACATGAGTTCAGCCTTTGATGCTTGGTGGGCTTTTTGCCAACGGCCTGAGAACGATGGACAGCCGCTACACGATACTAGCGGTGATCCGGGTGGCTGGACATCATACGGCATAACGCTGAGAACCTATCAAGCGTGGCATCATGGCGTAGCTCTTTCCGACCTTAAGGAAATGACCCCGCAGGACGCCTCTATTATCGCGGAATTGAAATATTGGAAAGCCGCAAAATGTGATAAGATGCTAGGCGCTTTAGGGATAGTTGTTTGCGACACGGCTTGGTTATCCGGACCTGGCACGGCGATTGAATGGCTGCAACAGGCTCTAGGGATTACTTCAGATGGTGTTTTTGGGCCAATGACTCAAAGGGCCTGCGATGCTATTCTATCCTCTGGTGCGACTATGCAGTGCGAACATCTAACCGATGTTAAAAATACTAACTACACTACTGTGAATCCAGAATTTTCACATGGTTGGATAAGACGATCAAACGATTGCCTGCAAGTTGCTTTAACTTATGCTCAAGGGAAGTAAATAATGTCTGAAACAAGTTTAGCTACGATTCAAGGTACGGCGTTAGTGGCACAAACATCTAGTATTGCTCCAGCCCTGGGTTCTATGGGTATTGGTGGGGCAACGGTTGTTGTGCTAACCTGGTTATTAAGCCTAACACATATCGTTCTACCCCCTGATGTCTCTGTTGCTTTGGTAACTTTGGTGTCGGCGGTTGCTCACTACCTACAAGATCGATTCGTCGGAAACCCTACGCCTACCAAAATTTCTTAACATCAACCGAAAGGACCAAACCTACAATGAAGACTCTACTTACTGCGACTTTCCTTGGCGGCGCTTTGCTATTAGCCGGATGCACGGGAACAACCACTACCGCTACGTCAACCACAACTGATCCGTTAGCTAATTTGACCACGGCGCTTCAGAGTGTGCAGACATTTACTGTGACCGATCTCCAGACCGCGCAAAAGGAAGCTACAGCTAACGGACTTACTGAGGATGCTGCGTGCTGGGGGTATCTAGCTGCACAGGTTCAGGGAACATCGTCTACCAATGTTATCGTTCCTACTGGCGTTGCATCTACCTTTGAAGCTGGCCGTGTGGTTGTCCATAATGGGGCTAACGCTCTATCCGCCGCGCAGAAGACAGCTTTTGAAACCAATTGCGGTCCTATGATCGTAAATATTGAAGGCGACGTTGCTGCTTTGAGTATCGCGGTTGGGGCAAAGGTTGCTCTTCCTCCGTTGGCTTTGGTTCCAGTAACGCCTTAATAGCCTGATTTGTGCTTGACGGGTTGTAGGTAACTCAAAGAAGGAACCTTCGCTCTTTTTATGGGACAGCTATATGACCGCCCTATCTAATTTGGATCTGGTTCTTATTCAGCAAGACAGTTATTCCTTTGTACCTAAAGGGGAGATTATCGACGCTGCTGAAGACCGGGCAACTATCGTTCGCTATCCTGATCTGATTGTCATAACCATTCGTGGCACCGCTAATAGAACGGGATGGTGGTCAGACTTTCAGATCGCGCCAAAGGTAGCTAAGGTACATCCGCAACTAGGTGTGTGCGAGGCTGGCTTTTTGGCTGGCGCGGAGTCTTTGTGGCCGTTAATAAAAGCACGCATAGAGACGACACCGCAAGTTCCTATCATCGTCCAAGGTCATAGCAGAGGCGCCGCAATCGTCCCTATTATGGTGGGTTTGATGATACTAGATGGCATTGTACCTACTTACTGTATTGCTTGGGAAAAGCCCTGGTCAGGGGGTAAAGTGCTTCGCCAGTTGATTGATCAGCATAATATCGTAGGTATTGAACCTTGGCACGGTGATGATCCGGTTCCGCTTGTTCCCGCAGAAGATTGGCTCGTTATGAACTTCTGGCCTATCAAGCATTTTGGCAAGTGGACAACCAATCCTTTTGATTCTCACGGAATTGCTGGCATTGTCACGGATGTTAAGGCTATATATGCTTCTGGCGGTACGTTTTGACCGCGAACTATAAATGCCTCAACTGTGAAAAGCTAATAGCCCACGGCACTGTTTAGGGAGAGTCTTTGATTTGACCGCGAACTATAAATGCCTCAACTGTGATCACCAGTGGATCGAACAAACTAAAGGCGGATCACCAGAACAATCTCACGGGCCAACTGAGTGCCCTGAATGCGGAGGACTATATGTTTTGTGGACCGACTGGCCTGCCACTACCCCAAATCTCACTCCCGCGCAACAAGCTATGATAGCCGAGACATTTGATAATCCATTTCTAACTATGCACTAAGGATAATAGAATGACGCCAGAACAGGAAGAACGCCTAGTATCCGCGCTTGAACTAATTGCTATAAAAATGCCATACCAAAATATCTACGGGATACTCGCACAGCCACTATCACCACCACAACCTCTTTACCCAATGCCGTGGAGTCCTACTTTTTGCGGTGAAGTTGTTGAAATAAATACGGCCGCTGCG